CCGGTATCGCCTTGATCACCTTGAGAGCCAGTTGCGCCAGTATCACCAGCAACAGTAGAGTCAGCTCCGGTATCGCCTTGATCACCTTGAGAGCCAGTTGCGCCAGTATCACCAGCAACAGTAGAGTCAGCTCCGGTATCACCTTGAGTTCCAGTATCACCTTGAGTTCCAGTATCACCTTGAGTTCCGGTGTCGCCTTGAGTTCCGGTGTCGCCTTGTCCTGCCGCCGCCCCTGCTGTACCAGTATCACCTTGATCACCAGTATCGCCAGCTACAGTAGAGTCAGCACCAGTATCACCTTGATCTCCAGTCGCTCCGGTATCGCCTTGAGTTCCAGTCGAACCAGTATCGCCTTGAGTTCCAGTATCGCCTGCTACAGTAGAGTCAGCTCCAGTCGCTCCGGTATCACCATCATCACCTTTCGCTCCAGTAATTCCAGTCGCTCCGGTATCGCCTTGATCCCCAGTATCACCTTTCGCACCACCCGAACCAGTTACTCCAGTATCACCTTCATCTCCAGTATCACCTTGAGGAGCAAGATTAGCCTTTGTTATCTTCTTTGTTTCCCCGGTACTAGAATCAACAATAGGAATTAAATCCGCATCATCAGCAGTAGGTAATGCTGTTAGCTCTGTTATTTTTTTATCGTCTGGCATATTTCTTTCTAAATAAAAAAGCGTTCACACCTAATCTCTTAAGTATAAACGCTTCGTTTTTCGATTACGTTTCTAATCTATGGTTTGGCTACCCCTCCAAAGCTTGAAGTTGGTTTACTTGTCTTTCCCCAACTAGCCGTTGTTTCTCCTGTTTTTCCCCAAGTAGTCGGATGAAGCCCGCCAATAATAATTTTATCTCCGGTTTCTAACAAAAGATAAGCACTCGTTTCTTGTAATAGATAACCCCATAATGGTAACTTTTTGAAACTAGAAATAGCTTCTGCTACTTTTCCAAAAGCTGAAGTTGGTTTTGCAACCTTTTCAAAAACCATTAGTAATCCTCTCCGTCATTCCCCCTATCTTCAGCAGAAGGAAGATGACCTATCACTTCCCTATCTAAATTTCCATGTTTCAATGCCTCTACTGCTTCTTGAAGATCTGCCTTGTAATTCAATTCTTTTTCAGTTAAAGGAATCGGTTTTTCTCTACTTTCTTTATAGTCAATGATAACGCCCCTAGCCCAAATCTCATGCATTACTCTAGGAATGCCATGAGTAGTATCAGTTGGATCAACACTCATATCATCATCTGCTTCATCAAGATCATCTATAGCCGTAGGATATGTATTAACCCAAACCTTCAAACCATCAGTTACCTCAGTGATTGATCCAGAGTAAATAAAAATAGCTTTACGTTTAATATCAAACCTAGCTCCTTCAGGGTTATCCTCACTTACTTGGTCATTATTAAATACTGAAGTAATATTAGTTTCCGTAGCAATTGGGTTATTTATTTCAGTAATATCAATCTCAGTTAGGGGAATCCAATTAGTTTCATCTAATTTAGCTTCAACTCTTTTGATCCGGGAAAGTATATCAGAAGGGAAAGGATACTCTCTTTGATCTTCAACTAGGTCATCAACCTGTGGTAACAACAAAATGTCCTCATCTGCTCTTAGAAGCGCTCTAGCAATCTCATCTTGCCTTGTTTTCATCAATGCTATGATCTGAGCATCAGTAAACGTGGTACTGTTAGTACGTGTTTTGTACCTAACATGAGTTGCGAACTCTGCTGGAGTCATAGTAAATTCACTATAGCATATAAGGAAAATAAATGTCTAGTTAGAAGCCTATGCTGCAACAACCATTCCATCAGATGATAATGGTCGCCAGAAGCAATAATAATCAAGTTCCCCTGCGGTGATATTAGCTGTTCCAACAACTTGAATAATATCATTTCCGTCAGCAATAGGATGAAAAATAGCAGCTTCACCTGCTCCGATCTCCGGAGTTGAATCAAGCCAAGTCATACCCACAAGTAGATCGGTAGAAACATCAGGAATTTGAGCAAGTAAAACTGCATTATTACCGGATAATCCAGCTTCTAAAGTAGCCCCACCAACCAATGAAACTTTACAAAGCCCCATTATATAAACCAGAACATCACCGGTAACTGTGAATAAATCGGCTGGATTACCTGTTCCTCCAGTATAGTCGCCGGGATCATCCACAGTAGCACCATCAAACTCCATGTTTTTCTTTACCATGAAAGGAAGCGGAGAATAAAGAACTTTGCCTTGACCATCAATTTCCATTACTGCATCGTACATACCCATATTATTCAACCTCCTCTACTAATCCATCAGATGAAAGCTTAGCGTAAATACAATAAAAAACAACTGTCCCTGATGTAAGTTCTACTTCTTCCCCCGCCTCAACTGTAAGGTATAGATCAGAAAATACCGGAAGGTTAGGTTTTAAAACTTCTTCATACTTAGTGTCCATAACTAACAAACGACTAGGATTAGCCTGTGTTCCAACTGAAATAATAGCATCCTCAGTATTGAAACCATTTTTAATAAGGGGAACGATTTTAGCTAATATATCTCCTGTAACAGTGAATAATTTCAGGGGGAGTATTGGGGATTCACCGGTAAAGACTACTTCTTTTGAAACTACTTCAAAGTCGTGATTGTCCGCCATTATTTCTCCTTTTCAGGAGCTTTCTTCCCTTGGGGTTTGCTTTTTCTTTTAGACTTTCCAACCTTAGCAACCTCTTTTAGAGAAGGAGCTTCGTTTGCCGGATAACCATCGAATACATTTTTCTCAGATTTTTCTAATACTTTCTTTTTAGCCATTTTTTTCTCCTTATGCGAACCAGTTAGTTGCTACTGGCGGATTAGCATCTGTTAGGAACTGATCATTGTACCAGTTTCTTCCACCATAACCTGCCAATTTATCAACAGCGTGAGTTGCATCTTCAAAATTCATAAAACTATTGCCATCAACCATTACAGTCCCGACTGTTGGAGTTCCAGCAAATTTAATGCCTCTTTCTCCATCCGGTGATCTTGTAACAATAAACTTATTATTGAGGATCATTTGCATACCTCTTTGTGAACCAGCCTGCGGATTTTTCACTTGAATTGAAGTTTGACCATAAGCTAAAAACAGATTATTTCTAACAGTTTGCCTTGAACCATCCATACTAACTCCAACTCCGCATTTGAAGAAAATATTATTATCAACCATCATTGAAACTGCATTACCTTGAGTGCCATCTCTCCTACCCATTTCAACACCTTTACCGCCACCCTGCGCTCCTGAATAGAAATAGCAACCATGTATATTAATACCTGATGGGTTGACATCATCTCCAACCTTAATTCCCCAATAACCATTACCTAATTGGAATAAGAGGTTAAAAACTTCAATTCCTTCTCCATCAAGCTGTAAAAGATCTTCGCTACCTTCATCATCACCATCAACATAGGAAGCTAAATTTGCTTTTACGGCTAATTGGTTTCCAGCCATAGCACCAATAATCTTTACATTGTTTTCGGTAATAGTGTGGGTTACGCCTTCATTGTATGTTCCGGGGGCGATATAAATATGGTCATCATCACTTAACGCAGCAACAGCTTCAGCAAAGGTTTTAAATGGGGATTTCCAAGTTTTTCCATTTCCAGAACCACCAGCATCACCATCAACATACCATTTCTTACCCTTAACATAACCAGTAGATAAATCTCTGGAGTATTGGAGAGAGTTAGCTAAGAATTGTTGCAGTCCAAGATTTCCATGTACTGTTTCTTGACTGAGTCCTGGTGCTTCCATATTTTTTCCTTTATTTAACCTAACCTAACTTAATTTATAATCTATCCGAAGGCAATCCAGCTTAGTTGCTGGTTAATAACATTAACATCTGTGTCAAGACCAACTGTGAATCCATCATCTGCTACAGTAATACCATGTGTGGTCATTTTTGCGTATGTACCACCAGTAAGCATTTTCATTGCTTCTGCATCTGCCATTCCCTCAAACCACTCATAGTAACAATCCCCATCTTCATTAACAACTTTTACATAACGAGGCTTAAAGCCGGTTGTAAGTTTGAAAGCTGCTGCCGTTGAAGCACTAACATAGCTTCCGACTGCTACGTTCAAAACTCCTTTTGCTGTTGATTGTGTTGATGTTGCCATGTTATTTTTATGCGCTTACTGCGTGTTCAATAACTCCGATCATGTTTTGGTCTAATATTCTTGCTACATAAGTTAGCTTCCAGCCACTTGTTGTCCTTTGGTCAAGCGGATCTGCTGTTCCGGCTGAGCCAAGAGGCTTAACAATATTCTTTAATGCTTCACCTGAAATTCGAGATTGAGCATAAGCGTTTCTACCAAAAATCAAGGTCTGGTACACAGTAGTAACTAAAGTTCCATCTTTAGTAGCAGCGTTGGTTGTTTCAATGAATCTAACATTTGCCAAAGATCCAACCTCATCATCCATTACATTTTTCTTGTTTGGATACTTCTCAACTGGAATCCAGCCTGTTGCATCATCCAAGTCGAAAGTCGTATCAGGGTGAACAATTCCAACAAATGCTTTTCCGATTGGAGTTGTGTTGTAGCCAGTTGAAGGATTAACCATCGTCAAAAGAGGCTTACAGTTATTGCCCTTCAGGGTTCTAACCATCTCTTTAACTTCTGCCCGGTTCAGTTTCATTTCATCATCAACTTCAGCCGTTGATGTAGAAGTTCCAGCATATTGAATAGTTGTTCCGGCAGCAATTATGTCCCTGCAAAGCTGATCTAGGGAATCTCCAACTTGTTCACCAAGCACTTCTGCTGCCTCAACCAATACTGGATCAATGGATTCCATTAACACCTTATCAGTTAAAGTAACATAGTCGCCGTATTGAAGAACAGTTGCCTGAATATCAGAAACACTCAATCGCTTACCGGAAGGAGTAACTCCCTCTGTTAAAGCGGTTGTCTGAGCTGCCAATGCTGTGTATTTTCGGAAGTTGATTACATTTGATCCGGATTTTCGTGGTATATCTCTAATTTGAGCGAAGCGGTTATGAACAAAAGAAGGAACTGCTCTTTCAAGCAATGCCCTGTCATAAAATCTATTTACTTCGACTGGAATTTGTGTTCGTGTAGTTAGATCTGCCATCTTGTTTTAGCTAACAAAAAAGACGCTTCCAAAAGCGTCTGGTTTTTCCATTTTCGCTGACTAAATATAATATACAGAAGTTATAACACGCTTGTCAAGTGCCAAAAATAGCTTCAAATTTAAAGTCTATCGCTAACCGGCTTTCCTGTTTCTTCATCAATTCTGTCTGCCAACATATCCTTACCGGCATCAGCAGTCATTTGATAAGACTTAGCCAACACTTCCGCTACTTGTTCTGGAATTTCAACAAATCTTCCTTTAGGAATAATTGTTTTATAGCCATTAAGAGTAACTGTTTCAATCGCTCCGCTAACATGAACTGTTTCCATTCTGCCTTTTATCTTTACTTTTTTGACTTTACCAATTTTTTCAGGATGAGCTAATGGAACAAAAAACCTAATTTTAGGTTGTTTTGACAATTTATCCCGCATCCTTTCAGCTTTACTTAGCCACCTTTGGTCAGATCTCTTTTTCTCTACCTTAGTTTCACGATCCTCTAAAGTAGCAACATTTTCCTTACCAATTAAAGTATTTATAGTATTAATAAGAGGTTTCTTAGTTGTGAAATCCTCTGCATCTTTTTCAGACATACCCCTAGCAACCACTTCTGCTCGAAGCTCTTTGACAGTCATTTCTTCTAGTTTTTTTTCTTTTTTAGCCATATTATTCACCCCCTTTAATCACCTTGTCTTTGCATTACTTCTGCTCTTTTAGCTTGAAAATCATCTTTAGGAGCAGTATGCCAATTTTTCCCTTTACCACTCGGCTTCCTGGCACTAGATCCGGGACTCTTAGTTTCTGCTGCCTTTTTAGCTGCTTCTCTTTCTTTCTTTGCACCAATCTTCTGCAAATCCTCACCGGCTACTATATTTATAAGACGACTAACTGGAATATTACTATAAGCAGGATTAGCCATATACTTTAACAACACTCCTCGGTACTTACTAAATTCAGGCTTTTCCCTGAGATAACCATCAACTTCCGCTTGATCTGTTAATCTCTGTTGGTGTTGTTGTTGCTCTTTTTGGCTATCAAGAATTGGTTGCACTTCTTTTTTAACCACCTTGCCAATCGTTCTTTCATCTTCTGGATCAGTTTCTTCATCATCTTCTGGCTCGTCATCCTTCTTCTTACTCTTCTTTTTTATAGGAACACGAGTTTGAACTTTTACATCATCCGGATCAACTACTTCTGGTTCTTTTTCCAAACCAAACTTTTCAGCTTGTTCATCACTGAGGTCAGCCTTCTTTTCTTCTAGGAAAGTCTTTTGTTCATCAGAAAGATCATCTGGAGCAATTTCAACAACATCATCTAGCACTAGCTCTTCGTTGTTGTTTGAATTATCGTTATTGGAGTCTGTCATAATATTTCGGTTTTTCCGTCTAAATTAATAGTAAACACTATAAATAGTATTGTCAAGCCCTCTTCTTACGCTCTTCTTTTAACTCTTCTTGTGTTTGAAATGGATCAAAATTTGGCTCTTCGCTTTCCGGAGATTCAAGGTTCTTAATCATCATCTTTGGAGTATTCATCTGATCTTTATAAACCTGCAATTTATCTCTCAACCTATCCATTTCATCTTCAGTAGCCGCTTTTCCGTCAAGATTCCTGCCAGTTAAGATAAGATTAGTAACAACCTTAATATTGCTTAGAGTAATTTGTTCAAACAATTTCCAACCAGGATGATTTAACAAGTTAGAAAAACTACGAAATGCTACTTCTCTTTTTTTCTTGGTATTAAACAGTTCGTCTTTCATGCAAACCTTTGTCCCCCTGGTGGCATCCCTCCTGGTGGCTTCTTGCCTAAACCCATTCGTGCCGCAGCAACTTTTGGCTGATCTGGCAAAGGGAAAATTTTGGCTTCCATTTTAGAAGCTCCACACTCTTTACAAAAAAGATGGTGAATAAACATAATCTTATCTGGAAAGTTAAGCAAACTTGTCCCTAAAGATCCCCATTTACCTTTATGATTACAATTTTCGGTTTTTCCGTTTTTACTTCCCATAATCTCTCCTAATCTCTTCTAATTATGGCGCTGCTGCTTGCCCTGGCGCTTGGCTAGGTGCAATCGGCTTAGCCTCTTCCAACGAACCAACTGGTAATATCTTTTCAGTTCCCGGTGGTTGAAACGCTGCCTCCTCTGGTTCTTCCGGAAACCACTCGGGATTAGTCTTTTTAATAGTAAGAGCCTTCTTATGAGTTTCAATATGAGCGTGGGTAGCATTAGTATCCGCAGCCTTAGAGTGCATTTCTAAATGAACATTATGGTCATCCTCTGCCAACACTTCAACATATTCATCCCTGCCAAGCTTCTCGTTTTCATCCTCAGCAACCCTTTCATCAATAGTCGGCGGAAGCAATCTATCAATCTCATCTTTCTCTAATCCTTTGAGTTTCCCTAATTTCTTCAAACCCCATCGCCTGTTAGCTGTTGGATCTTGAAAAGCTAAAGTAAGATATTCAGTTAATTGTTGTCCCTGCTCTAACTGTTCAGCCCTTCTCAAAACCTTACTATCAATCTTTACATCAGGATCTATCCTAGTAATAATGTTAGAACGCTGGAGAGGTCGCCACTTAGCTCCAAAAGCCCCTACCAACCTAAGTACCTTTTCGTCAATCCCTTCTTCAAAATTATCTTTGTAAAGCTGATACCATTGTCGCCAATACCTCTTTTCGCTCCAACCAAATATCTTAGCTGATAAAGAATACCGGGTATCAGATTCAGATGCCATGATATTAATCTCACCCAATGTTCTTTGCTTCTCTGATAACATCCCCTGTTTAAGTTCCGGTGTAGCTGTTGCCCTCTGAGCAGATACATCGAGAGATTCATAAATAAAATTCAACAAACTCATATTCGGTCTTGATTTCATCAAAGGCATAATGGCAGTATTCAAAGCCTCTCCCTTAGAATCAACCGGAATATATTTATTAAACCCCTGTTTAAGATCAGCACGATTAGTAATTTTGTTTGAGTCGTAAATATAATTCGGGTACAAATCGGCTGTCATAGCCTTCAAGCCCAAATTCTGAGCAACCGCCCTAGCTCTTTGTTTATCTTCTACCAAGTCAGGAATAGATGTTCCATCCCAATCATGAGAAGTTGGATAAAGAGGTCTATCAATTACACCCCAAAGAACTCTCTTGCTGCTACTCTTCAAAACCTGCTCAGCAATTACTTTTACTCTTTCATTAGCTAACCATACTTTTACCTTTTCTATTTTGCCATCAACTTTCCTATGCGTATGCCATTCAGTAATATCATATTCAGCGTTAACTCCTAACTCTTTCTCATCCTTCTTCTTTTGAGTTTGCCTTCCTTGCGCCGTATCTCTTGCCTCTGTTGCGCTCTGCAAAAGCGATCTAGTGCCAGAACCGAATTTCAACTCACTCATTTTAAAAGTATCAAGTCTATGAGGCAATTCTTCAATATCCTGCGCAGTCATCTTTATCCCTCGACCAAAGAATCTAGCAGCCCCCTTACCCTTCTTACCCTTACCATTAATCGCAACTGCCCTCGGATCTCTAAGAAAAGTAATTGGATCTATTCCTTCAGGAATTGGCAAGTAAATACCATTGTCCGGATCTCTCTCGTATTCACTAAGCATCACTAATCCTCTGCCAAAAAACAAAGTATCCCAAATCCAATCAAAATCAAGTTCATCCTTCTCCATATCAACGTAATCATTTTCAGCCATCGCATTGAGATTTTCTGCTGTTTCTTCATCTCCCTCTTCCTTTCCACCCCATTCAGCCGTCAAACGATCAACATACAAAGAAGCTAAAACAGTTTGGAAAATTGAGAAGAGAGTAGTATCACCAACAGCTTTTCTATCACGCCTTTGATTATTGTAAACCTTCAAACGAATCTCATGCTTGTCTATCTTGGGTTTTTGATGATCCCAACACAAAAGATGTTCCGCTTGTACTTGCTTGGCAAATTCATCATGAGAATCGCCAGCTAGTTCATGACCAACCCCTGCTTTTTCTAGTGTTTCTTTTTCAGTTGGCATTATTTTTTCTTTAAAACCTTCTTATAATTATGAACTTCCCCTGAATAACTCTTACCATCTTTAAAACATAGTTTAATATATCTTCCACCACTCAGTTTCTTAGTGCGAACCCGCCCCCCACCTTTCACACATTTGTTAAAGTCTGCTGGCATATTCTCAGTTTACCACGTTCTTCCTTGTACTTTCAAATAGGTCAACTTTATCCTTCGTTTTCTTATCTATTTTCTTACCAAGCAACCAATCAATCGTACTCACAGCCCCGGTAAAGATTAAAGCTCCTGCATTATTAATCTCATTTTTAGTCATCTTCTGCCAACCCTTAGTAATTCGCCCCTTCTTATCTCTTTTTCTCTTCAAGTCAACAATTAAATAGCTAGAATAAATCTCTTTCTTAAAAACCAAGTCATACATGAACATATCTTCACCGATCATCCTGATATAAATCATTGATCCCTTGTATGGCATAGCCTTCAGCATTTTGATTCTTCCCTTAGTTGCTTTTGGCTTTCGATTAGGTTTTTCCTTTTTCTTCTGAATCATCTCTACTTCCAATATATCACAACTATCTAATAAAAGGTATTACACCAGAGCTACCTATAATATCCTGCAATACTTCATCTCCAGTATAGACATAAAAACAAACATCATAGTCAGCATTGTATCCCCAAGGAAAGCCTGGAGATCTATGACATTCATTACCTGGATGTTCAGAATCCCTATGGTCTATACCAACAGCTATATTAACTAATGCTGATCCGCCATCATATTCAACAGTAAGACAGTATTTGGTAGTAGAACCCAAAATAATTTGGTTATCGCCAACAAATTCAAAATCTACAAGTGTCTTGTCTTCTGGTAAACTCGAAACATCTACTATAACTGTTGCCAAGGGATCTGATCCATACAGAGGCACAGCGCTACTACCAAAATACCACATAATATTCCAAATACTAATCGTGGCGTTTCCTGTCGGGTTACCATTTTTCTCAATATAAAATTGCGCTTTTTCTAATTTTCTGCCATTTCCACTAAAAGCCTGTCCAATACCATGCCAATAGGGTTCACATAAAGACGCTGTAGCACTGTAGTAATCCTCACTATGGCTGTCGCATATTTGGCTCATGTTTAAATTTCATAACCAACTACCATAACATACACATTCCCGCCATCTGTAGTAATAACTAAATCAGCCCCATTCTCTCCACTAAAAAGCGGAGTTTTAAAAGGATGCGACCAACCTGAATTGGCTGCTAATTCCGCTTTCCAAACTACTGAATCACCAGCGTCTAAATCATCTTCCAAAATAACTGTAGCTGCTATTGATACGTTTATAAATATATCAGTTACATACCATCTTTTAGTAGCAGCAGGACTCCAAATAATGCCATCCGTAACCGCCCCGGCATTAGTATAATATTTCTTAACATGAGTAGTGTTGCCTGCCAATTCAAATTCATTCGGCGCTACCTTAGCAATCAAAGCCCTTGCGTAAGCATCACCAGTAGGCATTACATTATCTCCATCTGTATTTCTGTTATAGAGGTAGTTCTTTGACACACCCTTGACAACATCCAGCCTATTATTTGAATTTCGGTCTTTAATCACAAGGTGTGGAGAATTTACAGCAGTTGTTACCTCAGAAGTTATGTCGCTGGTCGTATGAAGCCCCGAATGAACGCTTAGATGATTAACCCTAATGTTCGCCAGTTCATCAGCCTCATCATTGAAAGCCACACCTAATGCCATGTAAGTTATTGCTGCGGGATTCCAACCATTCCCGGTACTTCCTGCGGTTGAAGCATTTCCAATAACCATTTTGACAACTTGCCAACCTGTAGTTAAATCATCACCCAAAACACGCCATTCATTGTAATTATCTGAATCTGTACCCAATCTCACAAATATATAATCTACATCTGTAAGCAATGATAAGTTAATCGCAAAATGGATTGATTCGTTAATATGATACCCTGAAAGATCAACCGAAGTTATTGTTTTTTGAATACCCGCAAAAACCGTATCATCATCACCATCAACCTTATCAAACTCAACAGAATCAGTGCTGGCAACATGATCTTTGCTAGTACCCAAACCAGTAGTATCATTACTAAGAGCAGTCCACCCCGTTATTGCGTCTAATTCATCTAATTCTGCCTTATGTTCTGGCTCTGTTGGGACTTTTTGCTCATCTATTCCATGACCTACATCACCCCAGGGTTGCTCATCAGCATCTTTTCTAACTTGGAGTCTTGCAAGTTCAGGCATATCATTTTATGCTTTCCCGGACTTTGCCTCTGCCGTTGCTTTCTCAAAATCTTCCCTTGCCAAACTCTCAGCATCAACCGGCTCAGTTTTCAAAGACCGAACACTGGTAACTTGAAAATCGCCTTCCACTTTCTGTTGATCGCTTGGATCTTGAATATCCTTCCTGTTTCTCTTCCCGACCATCTCTACCCTCAATATAATATAGTGTTGACTGCCTACTTCCCAACCAATAAGACCGGGTAAATCTTCTTGCCTCAAAGTTATTCGTGGTAATTCCCGATCCCCATGCATCGGCATTGGTGCTGGTGAGTCAATCATAGTTTCATTATAAGCACTATCTATTGGCTAGGTCAAGTCCCCTAGATTCTTCTAACAACTGGCTTTTAGTAATTTCGATTCTTACTAGGAGATTATCAACCTTATGAACAACAATCTTACCGAAAGATACTTTTCTTATCCTCTTGATCATGTCAGCTTCCTTCCCGGATACTTTCATTGCAATCATTACTTCTGGTTTATGAGGAACAAATGTTTTAGTCATTTGGTTGTTCGTATGGATCAACTATTACTTCTTCAACTATAGCAGGCTTTTCTTTTTTAACAACAAGCTTTAAGTTTACAGCGAAAAACTCTGTAGCTGTCCTTGGATGGCTAGTCCAATCATGTATAGGCTTAATAATCTCAGTAGTTACCTGAGAACCTTCTTTCCTCTGCGGAAACCTAGCTTCTTGCATTGCCTCAAGCCATCGTTGAGTTCCAAAAGTATCATTAACATCAACACCACTCCTCAAGAGTACCTTGGTCTTTTCCCACCTAGTATAAAAATCATTGGCTTCTTTATTAGTTTGAACATAAATATCAACCGCCTCTAGTTCTTTCCTGGTGGATGTCCTCTTCTTGCTTTGATAAGCCCGCTTTGCAACATCCGGATCTCCATAATGAATAGCTTTTTTAAACTGCTTGACCTTTCTAATCAATTCTAAATCGTAAGCTTCATAACTGAAAGTAGAATCAATCGGATTACCAAAGAACGGAAAAAAGAAATGAATTGGCTGATCACTCTTTGTATAAGCTTCGATTAGTTTCTTCCTATTAGTTTCCGGATCAACTTGCCACCATTGAATAGCAGTACCATCTAGCCCAAAGTCCCAAGTGTTATAAAGAGGAAAGTTAGGATTGTATGGAAACTTACCAATCTTAACTTCTATAATATCGTTGTAAACTCTTCCTTTTAATGACGTTTCCCAATTCCTTTTAATTTCCCTAGCAAAATCTTCTTTTGATCTCCTTGCTCGTTCTTTTGCTTCCCATGCCTGATCCTTCCTTGGATCTTGAGTATAATCCATTTCTATAATCTTGATCTTCTCTCCATCTCTTCCAAACCTGAGCCTTCTAGCCTTCCCCGGCTTGATTCCCGGTGTAGTTAAAACAATCCTGCAATTCGTAGTATCAGCAGTTGCACCCCACGCTGAAACATCATTCTCCCAAAAAGCAAACTCATCTAACAAAACTGCTTTTTGCCTACCACCTCTTGAGAAGTTAGGATTCGAGGATTCCCCGGAAATAACATTACCAAGCTCAGGATTCATTATCTTCATATAGCCCATGTGCTTTCTCTCATTAAAACCTTTCGCCAACATAAATGCCGGTAATCTGGTAATCATGTATTCTAGCTTCCCAAACAAAGACTCTTCTTTATTTGACAGATCATCCGTAGCACTCAGCCCAAACCTATTATCAACATAAGCTTCTTTCCTAGAACCAACTAAAAAGTTAGATCCCGGAACATACAACCAAAAGTGAAGAAACACAGCAAGGATCGCATAAGTAGCCCCTACATCCCTAGATTTATCAACGAAAATATCATAACCATTAACAATAGCATCGCAAACATCAACAACTAATTTTCTCTGATCGGGAAACAAAACAAAAGGAAGGTGAGGATCTTCTTTTCTCGGATCGAAGGTATATAAAAATCTATCAATAAAAACAATAGGATCACCTTCTGCTTCTTCAACTCTAGCAACCAATCTCTTCTTCTTCTCAGTCTTTGATAATTCGGTCAAGCAATTCATCTGTTAGTTTATTAGTAATAATATGTTCCTCTGGTTTGTAAGCGCCTCTCTTCTTATAGTACATATCAATCGCTTGGTTAGAAGCAGAAACACTCTTGCCCTGTTTCATATTCCTAAAATGTAACAACCTAACTACATCATCCGTATAGCCTTCATCAGAAAGAACTTTATCAATATATTTAAAAATCGGGGGTTTTCGGAGGTTTTCTTGACCTATCTTACTGGCGGTATTTTCAGCAGACATTCTTTTCCGCTTTTCATTATCAGTCAATAGTTTCCAGGGTATTTTGCAAAGATGTTTATTTGTTACTTTGTAAGCTTCTAAAGAAGCAATAGTAAGATTAGTACCTTCTTCCAAATAAACTTCACACCAATACTTTTGTTTTGAAGTTAAAAAATAGAATTTATCATCGAGGGCTTTAAATCTTGTTCTGCGTGGATCAACTCTTGCTCTTGGTTTCCGGTTTTTCCGTTTAGCCATAGTGATAACACTATATCACATTTTAGAATAAGCGTCTTAGAGAAGGTTTAAGGAAGTTTATTTATCCCTTTTCAAAACATAATGCCTATCTTCAGTTGTAAAACTCATTTCTTCTCCAACCATAACACTTTTATTACTAACAAATTCATCAATAGCTTCTATAACTTCATTAGTTTGAGGTTTAGTTGGTTGTAAAGCGGGTTCTGGAGAACGAACAGGCAATGGAGAGCGATTACCTTCCGGCTTAGCTTCTCTAACCAATACCATCCTACCATTTAAATTTTCATCATGAAGTTTAAGTGCCTTGCGGAATCCCTTTTCATCTCTCATTTCTACAAACCCAAAGCCTCTTGATCTGCCAGTATCCCGATCCATTATAATTTCAGCGCTAACAATTTCACCGGCTTGAGAAAAGAACTGTCCTAATTCTTCTTCAGTAACATTCCATTGGAGATTACCTACATATAATTTGTTCAAAATCTTCACCCCCTAATAAAAATACCTAACCAAAAAGTTAGAAAACGGATAATATAAGAACCATACATACGATAGCACAATCAAAACTGCAATGGCAATGCTAAGTTTTATTCTTTTCATTTTAATCTTTCAATAATTTCCTTTAACTGGGTTATGTTGAGCTTGAGAATTACCCTTCTTTTGAATTGCAAATCATCAAACCATCCCTGACCATTTATCTCTAATATCTTAGCTACGATTGAAGGATCGCCTGATAAATGGTGTCTGGCGTGTTCTTTATTGGTTAATGGTACTCCGTTCTTTTTATCATATCTCAAATTATTACTTTGCGACTTTGGCACAAAATGGTGTGTTACCTCTGTTGGTTCACCACTAACTACTGACTTTGGCTTCTCTTTAATCAGCTTGATTTGATATAATTTGTCAGCTTCGCTTAGTAGAATTGCTCGCTTTGTTTTTCGCCTTCTCATTTTTCTTTTATCCTTCTTCTAATAGCCATCACCTTTTCTTTTTTGACCGGGCTGTATCCCTCTTTCTCCGATTGCTTTCGTTCTTCTGCTTCTTATGGCGTTGAAAGCACCTTTCTTCAGAGCAATCCAAACAATAAATCTTTCTATTGTTTAATAATTCCTTACCACAGTCTTTACAAGTTTTCACTCTTTCTCTCTTATCTCTTGTTTGTTTTCTTCTTCAACTAATCTTCTGGAAATCATATATTGCTGATGGATATTAACATTTGGAAATCCTCTTGGACATTCGTAAAAAGGACTGTTTAAAACTAAAGGCTTCTCGCAGATCGGACAAAGCCGTTCTTTCATTTCTCCTCTTTAGTCGTATTGGTTTTTAGTTTGGCTCTAATATGCCAAAGAACCAATTTGCAAGTCGCTAGCATCAGCTTGAGGTTCTCATCTGGCAAATCTTCAAACCTTACTCTCGTTTTCTTATTGGTTTTCCATCCATATCTCTCAGCTAGTCCTTCACACTCATTATGAAATACTCTAGCAAGCCAGTAATTGTCGTTTAAACCTTCGATCATCTCCTCCCTCTGTTTGGCTAGGAGTTGGTTTATTGCCCTATTCACAGTTGAAACAATTTGTTTATCACTTGCCCCTGCTTTAGACATACTTAAAACGGCAAAGGCTAATGACTTAGAAAATATGTAATTTGGCTTCTCCCAACTCTCCTTGGTGGTTTTTAATCTATCAGCCATGTTTCTAAATCTTTATTTGTTAATAATTTGCTATCTGTCCTCTCATTAAGCCATTGGCGTAACATTCCAACTTTACTTTTTATCTTCTTCTTGCAGTGTTTTTTGTGCCATTTGAGGATTTCTACTTCCAAATCATGCTTATTATCAGAATAAACATTGATTATTCTTTCCAATTCTTCTATTCGGCTCTCCTTGGTGGTTTTCTTCTTGCCCTGATGGTTATAATATCCATCTGGACTTTGTAAAATTACTGGCATTTATTTTTCCTCCTCTTTCTTTTTTAAATTGGCAAAACCTTCTTCAGCTTCCCTTAACAATTCTTCTTCTTCAATCCTTAGTGGTCTAATCT